CGGCCTGCACCAATGCGCCGCCCTGAAGAAAAAGAGCCCCCCACTCATCACGAGTAGGGGGCTGGCATATTGCAAGCCGGCCGGTTAGGGAGGATCAGCGAGCCACGGTAGGTTGTGGGCAAGGGCCGGCGCTCGCAATATATTGCGCGCAATGGCGCGCTGTCAACCCAGCCGGGCGCCTGATTTTCTTGGCTGGCATGGTGCGATATCCCCCGGCGTCAGATATGGCTCATCGGCCATGGTTGCCCGCTCACGCGGGGTACATACGCGCCGCACGATGCGCGCACAGTCGCGGCCTTCAATCCGGTCATCGCCCGGCATGCCGATTCCGAGCAAGACCCTTTCCATGACGCGGGTAGCGGCGCGATGCTCGACCCGCGTCCAGTCCTTTTCCCGATGGCCGTTTACATCGATGGAGAGCCGCCATTGAGCGCGACCATTCAAGAACTCATCCCCGAGCGGCCCGCGCTCGACCGTCAGAACGCAGGTGCAGTGAGCGCCTGGGGACTGGTTCACGGTGAAGCTGTAGCGGGTGTCTGCGCGCTCTGCCGCATTGGTGCATGGGTGAGCCAGGGCGATGGCCCGCTGGCCGCGCAGCTTGTCTTCAAATCGCAAGGTCATGCTGTCCCCTCATGCCGGCCGGTATAAATTCGCCTGCGAATTGATGCCGGAAGTGCCGCAGGCACTGCGAATTAAACACGAATAACCATAGTCTGCTCAAGGGTGAAAGGGCCAGGCCCCCGCCCCCGCTCCACCCCTGTGAGGGGGCCAAGCCACGCTTGACGCCACTATTTCATCGAATGCCGGTTGTGTCTCACCATGCGCCGGCATTCTTTTGCAGTCCCTAGCGGACAGGCTGCGGGGCTCGCGGCATAGGTTGATGCCGGCCCGTCTTTTTGCTCGGTGCCCCGATGACAAGGGCATGCGCGCTTGCGATTCTCACGGCGCGAGAGCCGGCCGGGAATGCAAAAGGCCCTTAAGTCTTTGCACCCTGCTTGGCAGCGGTTTTCCGGTTTCCCGGTGAGTGCAAAGGCTTAAGGGCCTGCGTCGATTCTATACGCTGCCAAGCAAGAATCAGAAGAAAGTCTACACCATTAAAATGGAGCGCCCCCCTCTGTGACGCGATATTGCGACAAGTGGCGCGCAAATCCTAACGCTTACCATGTTGGCGTCATGGTTTCTGTTGGGAAGCCGCCAGGGCCAGGCCGACCTGGCCGCGTGGTTCTTCTGTCGGTTGCTTCGCTGGCCTGCCGCGTGGTATGCGAACAGAAAGCTTGCTGACCTTTTCATGGTGAAAATCCAACTCTGCGCGAAGCTGCGCCTGTGACTTCAGCAGCACATCGAGCTTTGCAGTCTGACTCAGCAGCGCCAGGAACAGCGCGACGGCAGCGCCGAGGATCAGGGCCAGCAGCAGGAGCAAGGAGAGCGATTCCATGGTCAACCTTTCCGGGCTATCTGCCCGACTGTGGGGGCAATCATGGCGGCAAGACCTTTGCCACGCAATAGATTTGAGCCTAGCATCTGCACCCGGAGGGCCACCCGATGAGCAGCACAGTTCCCGCCAGCAGCGAGCCGCCAGCATTCGAGCTAACGCCTACGCCTGGGCCGGGCGATGTGCAGGACGAGCTTTTTGGGCCTGTGGCTGACGAATTGACGCTGGCCGATGTAAAGCGCGCAATCCGTGGTGTGAGCCGGCCGCGTGACTTGCGCCCGCTGGTGCAGAAGTCAGACCATGACCCGCTGTTGAACATGCTTGAGCTTGCGATGAAAGCCAAGAATGCGGGCGAATTCGATAAAGCCTTTCAGCGCTTCGCAGAGTGCCTGCCCTACGTATGGACTCGCGTAAACGGCCAGGGCATTGCCGGCCTTGGTGACATGCCACCGGGCAGCGCGGGCCAGGTTACCTATGCCTGGATGAGCCCGACAGAGCCGCAGCCATGACCGCAGGTGTGCCCGTTGTCCAGCTACCGTATGCGCCGCGCCGGTACATCGTGCCTATCCATGAGGCCAGCGAACAGTTTCAGGTGGTGATAGCGCACCGCAGGGCGGGCAAGACGGTCGGGCTGGTGAACCATTTGTTGCGCGCCGCGATCAGGACGCGCCACCCTGCCGCTCAGTTTGCCTATGTGGCGCCGACCTACAAGATGGCGAAGCGCATCGCCTGGAAGTACCTGAAGCACTACGCCGGCCGCGTGCAAGGGTTCAAGCCGAACACCAGCGAATTGACCGTTACGCTGGGCAATGGCTCAAGTCTGATGCTCATGGGCGCCGACAGCGTGGATGACCTGCGGGGGATATACCTGCACGGTTGCATTCTTGACGAATACGCGCTGATGAGCCCGCGCCTGTTCCCCGAAGTGATCCTGCCCACTCTCATGGACTATGAGGGATTCTGCATCCAATCCGGCACACCGCTTGGGAACAACCAACTGAAGCGGAGCTATGTGGCTGCACGCGATGGCCTGGACGGATGGCGCGCCCACTTGCTGCGGGCCAGCGATACGAACGCTTTCCCCGCGCATGTGCTGGAGCGTGCCCGCGCCAATATGAGCCCGGAGCAGTACGCGCAGGAGTTTGAGTGCAGCTTCGAGGCCGTGGTAAAGGGCGCCTACTACGGCGAACTCATGGCGCAGGCCGACCGGGAAGGCCGCATCGGTGTGGTTGACTATGACCCGGCCCTGGGTGTCATCTGCGCTGTTGACCTGGGCATGCGTGACGCCTTCGCCTGCGGGTTCTTTCAGGAACACCCGAGCGCGAATCAGGTGCGGATGATTAACTACGTCGAGTTTCACGGTAAGGGGCTGCCGCAGGTGAAGGCAGAAATTGACAAGTTGCCCTACCCGATAGCGCACTGGATCGGCCCGCATGACCTGGCCGTGCGCGAGCTTGGCACCGGCCGCAGCCGCATCGAGGTGGCGCGCTCCATCGGCATGCCCTTTGCGGTGGCCGCGAACCTGCCGTTGGAGGATGGGCGCGAGGCCGTGCGCCAGGTGCTGCCGACGCTGTGGATTGATGCCAAGCGCTGCGAGACATTCATTGATGCGATGAGGCAGCACCGCGCCATATACGACGAGGACAAGGAAATTGAGGGGGCAAAGCCGCTGCACGATTGGACAAGCCATCCTGCGGACATGTTCCGTTATTACTGCGTGACCCGGCCGCGCTACACGTTAAGCAACTGGAGCGAGCCAGCCGGGGCACGCGCCGCCAATGACGCAGGCGTGCGCATGCGCCGCCTTAGAAGGGGATAGCAATGATTGCCAAAGACGAAATTGCCGGTGTGATCGACGAAGAGCTAGCCATTGCGCTCGATATCGACAGGGCGCTGGACAGTGGCTCGCGCCAGATGGCTATTGACTACTACGTGGGCGCGCTGCCGGCGAACGACACGGCGCAGCCGCGTGACATGGGCGGCGAGGAAGGCCCGCCAGCGGTGGCCGATGACCCGAACCGGGCCGCGGTGTCGCTCGATGTGGCCGACATGACCGAGGCGGTGCTGTCGCAACTGATGCCCGCGCTTGAGGCGCCAGGCGCTATCGAATTCGAGGCCATGGGGCCGGACGATGAGCAGCAGGCGCAGAAGGAATCGGCCATCATCCGCAGCATCATCATGGAGGGCCGGGCCGGTGAGGGCGGATTCGTGGCGATGACCGAGGCCGTCAAGGATGCGCTCTTGATGCGCACCGGGGTTCTCAGCCTGTGGGTGCGGAAGAAAAAGACCCGCACCCCTGAAGAATGGGAGGGCGTGCCCGAGACAGCGGTGGGCGACCTCATCAAGCCGAACCAGCCCGAGCAGACCATTGAAAAACTGACCTTTGAGCGCGACGAGGCCAGCGAGGCCGAGCGCGCAGAGCAAGGCGAAGTGCCCGAGGATGCGCCGCAGCTTTACAAGGTCAAAATGGTGCGCGTGGACGTTGAAAAGCGCCTAGTGCTGTGCGCTGTCCCGCGTGAGTCCTACGTTACGAGCAACGCGCAGACCAGGGACGCGAACGAGGCCCGCTTCTGTGCTGACCGCATGGTCAAGACCCGTTCGGACTGGATTGCGGAGGGCCTGCCGGCCGCAGATATCGGCGCGCTGCCCGCCTGGAAGGAGGACGGCCAAGAGGGCTGGATTGACCGCAACCGGGCCGGCACATCGAGCGAGCAGAACAGCGGCGCCGCCGCGCAGGTGGCTACAGACAGCATCGAGCTGTGGCGGTGCTACGTGATCCTGGCCGACAGCACAGACGGTCTGAGCGGTGAGCGGTACCGGGTTTTTTATTCCCGCCAGGGCAAGGCCGTGATTGGTGAGCCTGAGCAGGTGGGCCGCGTGTGCTATTCGCTGGGCGTGGTGACGATTTTTCCGCACCGGCTGGAGGGTGTGAGCCTGTGGGACTCCATTGCCGAGATTCAGGAACTCAAGAGCAAGGGCCTGCGCAACTGGACAGAGAACCTGCACAAAGTGAACCGGCACCGGCTGGGCGTCGATGAAACGCTGGTGAACCTGGCCGACGCTGCCGACGCAACGCAGGATCTCATCCGCATGAAAGGGCCTAACGGCATCGTGCCCATACCCGCGCTCGATGCCGGCCCGTCAATCATGGCATTTCTGAGCTACCAGGATCAGGCACGCGGCGAGCGCGGCGGCGCCAGCCTGGACATGCAGTCCGCCACCATGCAGATCGCGAGCAACCAGACAGCGGCCGGCATTGATCGCCAGTACAGCAGCAAAGAGGCCCGCGCCGCGATGATGGCGCGCACGTTCGCAGAAACCGGGCTGCGCCAGGTGTGGATAGCGGCGCATTACCTGCTGCGCACGCAATGGGGCGGCACCATAGCGGCGAAGATCGGCGGGCAGTGGGTAGAGGATGACCCGACGAAATGGCGCCCGCGCACCGGGGTGATCGTGCATGTGGGCGAGAGCCGCAGCCAGCAGGCGCAGCGCGGCGCGGCGATCAATACCGTGATGGGCGCGCAGGCGCAACTGATGCAGGCCGGCATGACCGGGGTTCTCACCGACCCTAGCCGCATGTTCAATGCGTTCATGGACTGGTGCTACGCGAACAACCTGCGCACGCCTGAGCGCTACTTTATTGACCCGACCAGCCCGCCAGCCCTCAAGGCAGCCAAGCAGTCCGAGCAGAAGATACAGGCGCAGCAGCAGCAGGCCGCAGCCACTCAGGCCGGCATGGCGCGGGCCGCGATGATGCTGGAGAAATACAAAGTAGATCAGAAGTCGCTCACAGACCTGATTGACACGCTTGTCAAGGCCGCGATAGAGGAAGCCAAGCTGACCCTGATGCCTGACCCGCTGGAGGAAGTGCAGCAGATCGCAGGCCAGGCCGCAGGCGAGGCCCGCGCATCGAGCGCGGCAGACGTTGAGGCCGCGAAGCCTGGGGCCGCGAATGGGTGAACCCAAAATCACGCCGGAGGGTCAGTTTTATACCTGGCTGTGGCGCCTCATGCAGTCGCATGAGTGGAAGGATTTGCAGGCGCGCTGGGTTGATGACATGGCGCGCCGCGCAATCGTGGGCGGGTTCGAGGCCGACAAGGTGGCCGAGCTTGCACGCGATAAAAAGGGCCTCAGCGCTTTCACGCTGTGGTGTCAGAACGAGCTAACGCGAAAGGCTGGGCAGGTTGATGGCAGAGCGAAAAGGTACAGCAGCGGCGCCGCTAGGACAGCGGGCAGCGCTCAAGGCGAAAGCAACGGAGCAGGCGGCAGCAGCCAGCGAAGCATCGATTGATGACAGCCAGGCGCCCAAAGGGGCCAGCCGTGGGCTGGTGGGCGATGTGGCCGCGCTGATCGCAGGCAAAGAGCCGGCGAAGGCCAAGCAACCGGCCGCAGATGATGATGACGGCGCCGACGATGGCGCAGACGATGATGACCAGCCGCAGGTC